TAATAAACCACGCTCTCTAGCAAATGCTTCTATGTAACCATATAGACCTGCATAGATCGATTGATCACGCATGTTAAGAAGCCTAAGCTTACCATCCCACATTTTATTGCGGAACGCTGGCATGTAAGCATACCCAGGAACAAAGAATGTAAAGAACTCTGCTAATTCCTGTATGATTCCCCTATCGGTACAATCAACATAAATGAAAGCGTTATCCTTTACTTTGACAACTATCTCGTCTTGCATCTTTCCTTTAACTCTGAAGTAGAAAACCCATGGGCTCTATTGTTATAAAATATCTCAATGTCTAGATGATCACCAGTGTAGCCACTACCAATGTAATCCTCACCTAGAAACCTTATGTTAATTGGCTTTATCATAAGCAAACCCACTAAATCTTCTTCAGATTCATATGGGATAACTTCATCTACATACTTGCATGCATTCAGTTGGATATATCTTTCCATTACTGATTGCACTACTTCTTTGTTTGCAGGATTTACATTAAGACCTGCAATTAAATACTCACAATTCTCTTTAGCTTCTCTAAGCATTTCAATATGCCCAGCATGTAATAAATCAAATGATGACGCAGTAAATCCTACTATCATACCCCCGCCTCGAATGCTCTCCACTTAATTATATTACCAATGTTCTGATGTCTCCATCTGATAGTGCCCATGATTTCGTCCAAAGTTTCTATAAGAACTTTGTCGTATTCTAACATGGCTTGGGCATTTTGGATGTCTAGATCAGCATCATAGTAATAATTCATATCACCTTTGAGTGGTTTATTAAGTCCACCGAAAGGATCATATTCCCATTTGAATGAGTCAATTTGCTCTTTGGATAATTTACCATTATAGTATAACCACTTATCTTTAAGCAGAATCTTATAATCTAAATCTCTTTTCTTGCGTTTGATTTTAGCGATAGTAATTAATTCTAAGTACTTGCTATGGATCCGTGACATTTTCACGGTAGTGTCATCTAACTTCAAATCATCTATAGTGGAGTCTTCCTTCCACATTTTCAATACTTCTTCAATATTCATATCATTCCAATTATAACTGCTAAAGTTATATTATATCATAGTTTAGTTCACTTGTACATAATTATTTATATGAATTCATAATAGCTATAGTTGAATGACACTATGGCTGTTAGGTACTCCACGTCAGTTGTTGTGATATCAAATGGTAGGGATGAAATAGTTGTCGGGTAAGCATCCACAAACCTGATTTGTTTCGTAACAAGACTGGCAGAATTCATTATCGTTAGGGTTAAGTCCCTAGTATGATTGGTAGCTGTATGGTTGGATTCCACATTGCCTTTGATCCAATCAAAGATCTCTTTATAGTTAAGAAGATCCTCATCGATTAGGTAAGATATTTCAAATGCACCAAATGTTATTTTATCTGCCGCCAAAGCAACATTAACTTGCCTGTAATTTAATGGTGCACCATCAGAAGAAACATCTGGTAGCATCATCGTTTGTACAGTAAACTCAGCGCCTGAGTAAGCTAAGGAGTCTAGGGTTAATACGAATGACGATGGATTTAAAAAGTTTGGCATATTAGTACTTATACATTTTGTTATTCATACACTTATTTATAAGTAAAAAAAACCCCTCACGAGGAGGGGCTTATGCATAACTTAGAAAGTTAAGTAGTGATCTTATAGACCAGTTACTTTACGTTTTCTGTAGTATACGTTGTTGCCGTTACCAGCAGTAACAAAAGGATTGTCCGCAACGCCGTAACGAGTCTTGAATCCGATACGTGGTTGGAAGTCATTCTCACCAATCGTCTTCATCATAGATAAAGGTACGTATGGGCAGAAGAACATACCAGCGTCATATGGGTTTGCACCCTTATAACCAACGGTGAAGTAATCTACTGAAGCGTATGGATCGATATAAACTTTCATACGACCATTCAATGTTCCTGCGAACAAAGAACCAGTTGCATCAGAATCGAAACCTTGAGGACCAGATAGACCCAAACCAGTATCCATAACGCCAGCTGTATTTAATGCAGCAGCAACACCATGAGAAACGATTAGGAAGTTACCCTTACCACGACGAGTGGAAACAGCAATTTGGTTAGCTTCTTGTTCGATAGCCATAACCAAAGCTTTGATACGCTCAACCAACCAACGACCTGCGCCGTTATCAGCTGCAGTAGCCATATCATAAACACCAGCAGTAGCACCACGAGTTGACGTAACAGAGTTAACGTTAACAAGACGGATGATTTCGCGGTTCATTTCAGCAAGAATCTCAGTTGACAAGATATTTGCCAATTCAGTTTCAGCAGAAAGACCGTGAACAGCCTTAAGGTCTTGCGCTAGCTCAGTAGTGTATTCAGCTTTAAGAGCACGAGACTTTGCAGTCACAGTAGTCTTATCGATTGAGAACGCCATTTGAGGAATTGCAGAACCAGTGTTACCTTGTGCTTCAGCAACCGCAGTTGTGTTACCAGAACCAGGCTGGTACTCATTAACTGTATCAGAGTCGTTACCAACAGAACCACCAGAAGCAGGATCATCTCCAGCAAAAGGATCGTTGTTGCCAGCATCAGCAGCACCTAAGTCACCAGAAGCAGCGCCAGAGAAAGCTGTATCAGCTTCATTGAACAATGCTTCAGTACCACCTTGAGTGCTATAACGAGACTTCATTGCAAAGATCAGACCAGTTGGTCCAGTCATTGGCTGTACGCCAACAAGATCAAAAGCAAGAAGATTAGGTGTTGCACGACGTACTAATGAGATCAATACTGGATCCCAGTTATCTACACCAGAACCAGTTGCGTTAGCAGCTGTTTCATTAATGCTACGTTGCTCAGCGAAGGCTTTTTCTTGGTTCTCAAGAACTACAGCAGTAACACGACGCTTATGTTGGTCAGTGATGCTACCGGCTTCTTGTGAATCTAGTACAGGCGCCCATTTTTCCTGTAACATAGTTTGATTAATTTCCATTTATATTCTCCTAATTGGAATTAAGTACGCGAAAGTGCGCTAAGGTATTTTTGCATTTGTGCATTAACAACCTGTGGTTCTTCAATAGAATCTTCATTAATAGCATCCACTTCTGGAGTTGCTGTTACTGTGTCATCTTTCTTAAGGTAAGACTCTTTAATTGTAGCTACTTTTTTAGCAAACTCTTCATTATCTGCAGACTCAACGCCTTCAGTTAACTCAGTTAATTTTGCTACTTCAGTTGCTGCTAAACCTTTACATGCTTCACTGATAATGTCTTGACGTTCAAAAGCTTTCACTTTCTCTGCCAGTTCAATATTCTTTTCAGTCGCAGTGTTCAGTTGTGACTTCGCATCTTTCGCTTCTTCAGATAGAGAATCTAAGATATCTCCAGCGTCCGTAGGAACGTTGATGTGATGTTCACTAAACAATTGACCTAGTGATTGTATAAACGATTCAGTGATTTCTGATTTCAAAGAATGCTCAATTGCAACTTCGTTATCAGTCATCCAGTTTTCAACTACATATGTTAAGTAGCCGTCTACCTTATCAACCAAATCTTCTTTGATAGCTTCAACTTCACCAGATAGATCAGACGCATAACGCTCTTCCAATTTAACTGTTTCAGCATTGACTTTCGATGTTAATGCAGCTTCAAAAATAGTAGATGCTTTCTCTTTAAAGCCTTCAGACAATGTGTCTTCGTCTTTAACAAGCGCGTCAAGATCTTCTTTGAACTTAGCGTCTTTCTTCTCTACTACGTCGCCTTCCGAACCATCGTCAGCTTTTTGCTTCTTCTTTGAAAGCTTTGATGCTTTAGGTTCTTTTGCGTCTTCTTCTACTTCACCTTCATCTTTATCTTTTTCGTCGTCCTCTTCTTCTTCATCGTCTTCCACTTTAGCTTTCGCTTTGGCTTGTTCCGCTGCTTCAAAGATCGCGTCTAGGCCTTCTTTAGACATTTCTGCTAAAGATGCTTGTATTGCTGATACCGTACGAGCTGCTGTTAGAGGTGCATTAGGTGTTTCCACCGTTACTTCTTGCGTATCCTCAACAATAACCTCAGCAATATCGTCTTTTAATTCAGACATTGTTTTCTCCCATGAGAGTTATAGTTTAGAGAGGAAATGCCCAAAGCCAGCAGATTGTTTCTCTTCCGAGAAAGTTTTCTTAGACTCTATCACTTCTGTCTCACCTTTTTCAATAGTCTTAATGTAGTGACCGGATCCATCTTCTTCGTACGATACACCTTCCATAATGCCATTAACAAATGCATTTGGAGCTGATGGATCTTGTACAATATCAATGGTGTTGAGTAAGAAATCTTCCCCAACATAATTAACCCCGTCTCTCATTGAAAGACTTCCCATACCACGACTAGACACTCCAAGTTGAACGCCACCCTCAACCAAACCTTTTACAATTTGACCCATAGGTGTATCCAAAATTAGCGCTTTTCCCATCACGTTATTACCATCCCAACTAAGTTCAGTAATTCTGTGCGAAACTTTATCCAAATTAATGGAAGGGCCTTCAGGGTGATTCAATTCACCTACTGCTCGACCTGTAATTACTTGCTCATTGACAAACTTGTCAACGGCTTGAGTAAGAACCTCACGTGTATATATACGTCCGTTCTTATTCTTGTTCTCTGCCTGCATAAAAACGCCTTCTAAAAAGACGTTCTTCTTACCACCCTTAGCTTCTTCAATAGAGTAGCTAAGCTGGTTTTGTGTGTATTCGGTAATCAGCTTCATTTAAAATCCTTGTTTAATCGTCCAGTCCCATTGACTTGACGAATTGTGTAACTGTTATCTCAGCTTCTTTTTGCTTCTTAAAGGTGTCCATCTTAAGACCATCAATGTATAGATTAAACTTACCATCTTTACGTTGTGTTATTACAGCAGTGGCACTTGACTTCTTACCAACCTTGCCGTAGTCTTTAACTACCTTCTCACCCTTAGGCACTTTCAGCTTAGCTTCAATTACTTCATTAAATGATTCTTTAAATGATAGCATCTATTACGACTTCCTTTATGACTCAGCTGCAGGTTCTTCAACCGCTGCTGGTGCATCACTAGAAGCCCCATACATTTTAGAAGCTACCGTTTGTTTATACGAATCCAACGCACTCACTAATTTATCTTGCATAATACTGTTGAAGGTATTATTGCTCTTTAGTGCGTCACCCTGTTTTATGTTGTCAATTAAAGTTCTTGTGCTCATATGTTCTCTTGTATATTATTTATAATAAAATTTATCTTAAGGAATATAACTATATATCATTAAGTTATATCGTGCCTTTAACCAAGTCTGGATCAACATCACCAGGTTCCATAGGATCTTCTTTATTATCCTTAGCAATCTGTTTGATATCTTCATCAGTCAATTTCAGAATATTTCGACGTACCCAGTCCTTAGACCAGAACATGCCAATGTATTCGTCCATCATTTGTACCATCTCTATACGTTCCTTAAGGATCTCTGAATCTTTAAGCTCGGCATAGTAGTTGTCTCTAGAGTACTCAACAACAATTTCTTCTCGGATATTTACCCAGTCACTAGGAACTATGATCTTTTTAAGGATCAATTGTCTTTTAAGTGCTTCATAGAATAATGTTGAGAACTTACCACGGCAACGATCTATAAACTTCTGGAACTTAAGTTCGTCACGAGTGATTTCGGAAGAGCGACCAACAGAGAATGCATCACTCTCTTGTAGTCTACTCATAGGGATATTTAAAGCCCTGTATAATTTGTTTTGGAAGTATTGAACATCTTCAATCTCACCAAGGTTTTGTCCACCAGGAAGAGTTGAGATCTCAGTACCACGACCACCTTCACGACGAGGCAACCAGAAATCTTCCATAACGTTACGATGAATCTTCTCATCTTTGATAGCGCCGGTGGAAGGATCGTATACAATCTTATTACGATACTTATTCATGGTGGCATTGAGGTATTCCTCTGCCTTACCTTTAGGAAGGTTACCCACGTCTATATAGAAGATACGACGTTCAGGTGCTCTTGATATACGATAGATAACTAATGAGTCTTCCATCATACTTAATTGGTTTAAAGGCTTAAGGGCTTTGTTTAAATAGCCTACTACCTTAGTGCGTTCGTCATTAAGAAGACCTGAGTTAACCTGGATAATAGAATCAGGATTGATCTTTAGACCTTCTGAGTTGTTAACCATGGCATCATCTTGGAATAGATAATACTCTTTACCTTCTTTTGTAAGCTCAGCGCCAGTCTTAGGGTCTTTAACCTTCTCGACTTCTTTGATCTTACGAATCTTTGTTGGATCTATTTGTCTAAGCTCTAGAATACCTGCATCAGGTTTGTTTTCATTGATAACCACATGATAGAATAATCTTCCATCAATATACCAACGTCTAAACGTATCGTATGCCGTCATAGAGAAGTTGGTTAGGCTAAGAATTCTATCGAATTCCTCCATGATCAACTCTTTAACACTATCTTTCTGGTCTAGATCATCTAGGTTAAGTCTAACAATGATACCATTTTCATCTGTAATAGCTTCATTACAAATATCTTCAATCGCCATATCCACTTCAGGATACGAAGAGATTGAACGATACTTCATTATTAGATCTTTATCTGATTGGAACTTATCTCCACCCAAATCCATATACTGGCCAAAGTAACCACCGGTTGGGGAGATCTCATATGCGCCGTCCTCATTATCTACTGCAAATGATACGGGTTTCTTATTTGTCTCTATCGCTTTCTTTTTAAATTCGAAACCGAAAAATGATTTATTGTCTGCCATTGTTATCCTTATTCACTCTTTCTTAAATATATTTATAACACTTAAGAAAGAGTGCCCGAAGGCACTCTTGTGTTATCATGATGATGATTTACGTAGTCTTGTCAGACTCCCAATATTGAACTTGCAGCTCAACAGTAAACTCTTCAATAACGTTCTCTGAACTATAGTCTAGTTCGATAGCACCCAAACTGGTTGGGAATGTGCCACGTATATTGTAAGTCTTCTTCACTGTACCATCTTTATCAAGCTGTTCAACAATCATATCAGCCATATACGAACTAGGCTGGGTTAAACCAGTGTTCGCATTATGTTGATTGATGCCGTTCATCCACTCTTCAAAAGAATTTCGTACATTAAAGTCGGTATCGTTAATTACTGTTAATGACCATGGGTCAAACGTTCTGTCACCAGCTACCTGCAAGTTACGACCCCTAAAAGGAACCGCAATTGATGCGAGGGTACTTGCCGGCAATGAAGCCGCTTTACACATGTATGATGCTAATGCCACATCTCCAGTAACATAGCTTGGAAAAGCCATTGTTACCTTGAATAGATTAGGTCTAGCACCGCCGCCCGTTAATTGGGCTTTCATATCATCTACGCCTAAAATAGCCATGATTAGTTACCTCCTGCAATTTCACTAAACTCGACACCAGTTCTCGTGGCAATAAAGTTCAATGTGATATAGTTAATAGAGCGAGCAGGCTTAACATAAATATCAGCAACAAACTTATTAGTATCAATAATTGCTCCTGTATTGTTTGTTCCGTCACAAACTACTTTAAAGTCTGTAACACCACGTCGTCCCTTAACATCACGTAAGAACGGTTCAACCATATTTCGGAATTGAGCCCGTGTAAATTCATCATTGAATTCGAATAATGATGCTTTAGATGCTATACTAACAGCTTTCTCTAATACAATAAACAATCGACGTACGTTGATACGATCAAACGCTGATGGTTTAGCTTGTAGAGTCTTGTCACCAAATAGAACCGTACCAGAACCAGGGAATGTTACAATAGGGTTTACACCTGTCTTGTACAAAGCATCTCTCGCTGCTTGGTTAGGATTCCATGCTAGCTTAGTAACGTTACGAACATTACCACGTGTAAAACCAGCTGGTGAGAACCATGCATCAGCAACTAGGTCAGCGTTAGCCGTTAGTCCTGCTGTAGATCCTGCCGCTGCAATCCAACGATACTTATCATTGTATTTGTCATACACATATAAAGAACTAGAATCTCCAAAGCCATAAGACGTTGAAGTTAAGCCGGTTCTCCATGCCGCTACCGAAGTAGCTGGTGCCGCTGCGTTTACTGTGGCAGTTCTCTCTGGAGAGACAAAGCCAACTGCATCTTTTCTTGCTACACATAAAGCGGTAATATAATTACCTAGTGTAATGGTATCAGCTGCATCCAATGAAGAGTTTGATTGGAACATCAAGCTTATATCCATTGTCTCTGCATCTGCAAACATACCAAGAGCTGTAGTAGTTTCACCAACAGTCAATACGTTATCATCAACACCACCAGTTAATGCAATCAAGAAGTCCGTAGGACGGGTGAAAGCGTTTCCTGTAGCTGATTCGCCTGCATCTGTCATAGCTGCTGCGTGGTTGCCGATATAGATCCAGTTTGATCCTGCGTTGATTACATCTTTATAGTATAAAGAAGAACCACTAGAACCTTTCACATCGCTTGCTTGTGACAAATAAGACCAAGTTTCAAGAACAGTATTAGCTGTACCTGTAATTGTTCCGTTAACGTCATAAACTAATACGTGAATTTCATCATTAGAACCGCCTACTGCTAGGGCTCCTGCTGATGTTCCAGGAAGACCTTCTGTATTTGCAGCCATAAGGGCTGACATTGCAGCTCCGCCAGTTGCAACAGATACACCTACCGCATTACCAGTTACGCCAGGATAACGAGCTTGTGCCCAATCCGCAGCTGCTGGTGATTGACCGTCAAAGACCGTCTTGTTTTGTGTCAGAATACCAGTACCAGATGCTGTTGCATTTCGTGCTGCGTCTCCTGTCGCTCGGACAACTTTTAGTGCGCTGCCGTAGCTTAAAAATTGGGCTGCCGATAAAACACTTTCGAATGTGTTCGCGTCGGGCTTCCCAAACCTGTTAACCAATTCTGTTTCCGATGATACAGTAATCACTTCATTAACAGGACCCCAGGCAAATGCTCCTGCCGTGGCTCCTACTGTAGATGATACTGACGGAACGACATTAGTCAAATCGATTTCTTTTACCTGTACACCAGGTGAAACTAGATTAGCCATTTAATCCCCTTGTCATGTTATTTAATAAGATTTTCATAATACGAATTTTCTCAATATACTTATTTATACTTTTTACGGATTCCATACCTGCCATCCATCTCCGAACGGATGTATGTCTTCCGAGTCCATTGGCATGTTGCCAACAGGTATAACTTCGTCTTCTAATTGTTGTACTTTTGCCGAGTATAACATCCGTTTCATATCAACATCTGTTGACTCTGCAAAGAATGGAGTGGAGGTAAACCAACCAAACATAACTAAGTTCATCATAAGATCGTCATGCGCGTTGTGGTCGGCTTCGTATGAAGACCCTTTAGCCACAAACGTACTCATTTCCCTTATAGTTTCCTCATCCTTTATTATCAATTTATGCTGAGCCATGATATCACGGATATTAGAACAACCTATCCGCTTAGTTTTCTTCGTCATGGTCACACCAATAGCATTGGCTTTAATCATGCTCTCTACGAATACGTTCTCATATTCTAGATCGTAGTATAATCCATTACATACAACTTGTCCTGCATCGTTTGATTCAATCACCACATAGCATTCGTTATAGTGTGTGGCATACTTATACAATAAATCCGGATACAGTAATGGACTTATCATGTTATCTCTATATGTACATACTTGCACAAATGGATTTTGAGACACGTCTACAATAGTAAACGTAGAATAGTCTTGACCTCTTCCCCTGGATACGTCAACGAACATCTGATATGTGTGACCTTCCTCAGGATGATCAAATATCTTAACATTGTTCTGATGTTCTAACGCGGGTGTGGCTCTTAAGGCTAATAGTATATCAGCTGATATAAGAGTGTTACCAGTTCCATGGAATGAGTTACCAAATTCTTGGTCGAACTGAAGTTGAGATGTGTTCTCAACCGTCATTGCTTTCCATTTCTCATCTCGACCAGGTACATCCCACCAATCTACACGGGTGGATTTAAATTCATTTGTACCTTGTATTGCACCTTCGTATAACTTGTGATACATATTACCTATGCCGTTGGCAGTAGATGTAATAATAATCTTAGATGTTTTACCAGATGAAATTACTGGGTAGGTAGATGTATAGAATTCAGTAGCGTTTTCAACGAATGCAAACTCGTCAAGGTATACCAAGTTAAGGGACATACCACGAATCGAACTTGAAGACGTTGCTGCAGCAATGATTCGTGAGTTATTAGAGAAACCAATAGAGCCTTTGTTTAGTACTGTACATCCAGGTTGTAGAAAGAATGGCAGGTTTTCAAGCATCAGTGTGATACGTGATAACATTTCCCTAGCGATAGCATTCTTGTTAGCTAGGATACCTACGGTTTGCTCACCCTTGAACACTACATACCATAGAAGATATGCAACAACAGCAATCGACTTACCGCTCTGGCGACAAGCAAGAACAATGTTGAATCGATTCTGATTGAATGACTCGAACATTTCTTCCTGATATGGGTATAGCTTGAACGGGATTAAACCTTTGTCTAGGTGGATAACCTTACAGTATTTCTTTGCAAAGTACTGTGGTGAATCCAAACACTTCTTGTATTCTATCAGTTCAGCTTTGGTCCAATCATGCGCCATATCGGCACCCCTAACATTAGGGTTACCGAGATACTTAATATCTCTACTCATCCTTGAATGAACCTTCCTCGGCTTCTATCACTGCTTCATCACGCAGCATTCTTTGTAGCTCAGCCGTTGAGCCTATGAATACATTGTTGTTGGTTGTTCCTGCAGGTGGTAGACCTAGAACGGCATCGTCTTTATCGACTTCCTTCTTGGTCTTATGAAGCTTGAGTATCTTTTCACCGATCTCAGCGTTTTGTTTGATCAACTGTCCAAGAACTTCAAAAGCCCTGGGATGTTCTGATTCACGGGCAAGTTCTAACATAAGCTCGATGGCTTCGTCGCCTTGCCCAGCTAAATCAAATAGATCTTTGCGAACTCTTTCGTAGTCGGCATCTATAGTACTGTTAATATTACTCATGATATATTTCCATAATTTTACTGTATTTATACGTCAGTATCAAAGAAGTTTATTGTCTCAGTATATGGTGCTGCTGTTGTACCATCAACCGACAATGTCTCAATCTTGTGAGTGGTAGGATCAACATTCTCAGAGAAATCAACTTCGGTATGAAGAATCTGCTTAGCTTTTCCTAATCTTCTATAATAACGAATACGTGTAGAGAAACTTAATGTATAAATTATAGCTCTCCGCGTAACTAAATCACCTTCATAATCATCATTTAATGTAACACTCTCTAATATAATAGGGGTGTCGGTGGTGATATCCATTGATGGAATATCTTTTATTGTTACTGTATACTCAGGTTGGAACATAGGAAGGATCTGTTCTAACATCTGTAGACCTTCATCCTGCGTTGAAGCAAGGATGTTTAATTCAAACCCTACCTTATATACAGCAGGTGCGCCTAATTTGTTTAGCTGTAGTGTATCACCTACGATAGTCTTTGTATAATTCTTATGTTTGGATACACGTGCGTTAGCATCATATTCCATAGAAGATATTTCAAAGGACATACGAGGTAACTTAAGAGCTATCTTAGGATCACTGGTTTGTTCATTTAACCTTGCAAGTACTTTAGTTCTTGGCGCATAACCAAGAGGTACTTTAATTAGTTGTAGTATCTTACCGTTACCATCTTTCTTGACAACCTCCATGTCATTAAAGATAGAGCCGAATACAGATACCATCCGTCTTGTGCTTTCGTTATAAAAATGATTCTCAAACATTATGGATCTCCAAACGGATTAGATTCTGTGAAGTCTATTACATCATCGCCAGCAAGTTCGAATTCATCATTGTCGGCAAATACATCCTTATTATAGAACGTCTTAACAGTTCCACTCTCATCTGTTACAATATTTGAAGATGTTCCAGACTCTGTACCAACCAAAGCTTGGTTAGCATCTGCATCAACAAAGAATGTCTTAAATGTACCATCACCGTTAGTGCTTTGATGTGGTGATATGATTGTCACACGATTGATTTCAGCGTCAGTTTCCCAACCAGCAACATAACCTTGTACATTGATTGGATCACCATCACTGTCATTAACACCAGTCCACTGTGTAACCTTCTCACCGAGGGTGTAATCAGTACCAGCAGACATAAGATAACTATATGATGTGGCGTTATCCCATTCAACCTGGTCAATCTCATCCCAACCAGTATCAAAGTGTTGGTCATTGTATTCAAACAATTCAGCGGTAAGGGTATACGTAGGAAGATCTTTTAACTGATAGAACGGAGACTTAGGCTCTACATATTTAATCTCGAATAACCGTTTGGTTAACGTCATATATAATAGATCACCTTCAGCAGGTTTCAGTCTAGATGCTGTACCAGTTGCAACAGCACCTACAACCTGTTCCCAACGTCGCTTAGTAACAACAAAGGTACCTTGATCTCTTATCTCTAAACCGAATTTGCCTAATAGGTTACTATCGCCACCAAATCCTTCAGTGTCTTCTAACCACATCTCTATAGGGAATGCTTGAGTGTACTGATTCCATGTTTCATTCAGCAAAGTATCTTCAGCTATTTGTTCACGTGGAAGATATACTACGTCCTGGCCAAATATTTTGATGCTCTCTATAACAAGATCCTCATAAAGGTCCTGTTCAGATTTTACCGCACCACTAAAATATACCGAAGTTGCCATCTAGTTATCCCATTAAGAAGTTGTCAGGTGTCATCCAAACTAATCTGACTTCTTCTTCTAATTCTTTAATTTCTTCTACAGCATCATCAAACATTTGACGGCCATTCATCGTGATACCACCTGGAAGCTGGAACCCATCGAATTTCATCATGTTCGAACCCCATTGCTTTTTAATCAATGCAGCAAGATACTTCTTTAAGTACATGTCATTATACACATCAGTATATGTGCCAGGATCTACAATAGCCATAACCTCAATAACAATCCATGCACCTGCAGCAAGATCACCGAAGCCTTCATCCATATGAATTTGATTCTTATGACGATTAAATCGTATATGCTCTTCCGTATTCAATTGATGTTCAATCAAAGATAGATGTTGTAGCTTCTGTTCGTAGTTTTGAATCTGGCTTGACATACCACCTACCATGAATACATCGTTAAGACGCATATGATATCCAACATCAAACAATGCAGAACCACCAGTAGAGTTAATCTTTAACATTCTCATCACTGAAGTGACTTCATTACCTACAGTAATATAGCTATTAGTGATATCCGTTGATGTAAGCTCATGTTTTAGATACGTTCTAACAACCGCATCTGAGTGATACTCTTGATAAAATTGTATTGCGTCGTCTGTACGATCTTCTAATTGGTCGCCGTCCACATTGATTTCAATTACTGGAGCTCCGAGTGCTCTTAAGCAATGATCTTGCAATGTGCTTCTACTATTTGGTTTTGCCATTATCTTTCCTTATCCCGTATACACTTATTTATATGATTACTTATCACCGAAAAAGGCCTTGATTGCCTTGGCAGCAGCGACGTACCAAGAATCTATAATCACTTCAGCTGTTACTACTTCAGTTAAGAGAGGTTCTTTAACTATTTCTACTGGTTTAACAACAATTTCAGGTGCTGCCACATAATGAATTCTAAAGAACCCAGGATCAGACCCGGCTATAATATTACCACCGATATCACGACCTGTTTGATTGAGGGTGTTCAGTCTAAGTAATGTTTTTAAATCAGGGTTGGTGTGATGATTGTTTTTATATAGATCCTTTGCTCCGGTCACATCACCTGTTGACAATAGAACAAAGTTAGCATCCCTTGACTTATCTTTATGCATGTGAACAAAGGCCAAAGCTAATTGCTGGTCATATGATAATGCGTCTATTTGTTTTTTATGCGATTTCTTAGAATTCTTAAGGGTGTTTACCCATGAAGGTATTGCAATTTGTGTGCCTAGCGGTATACCATACGGTTGCCAATCCCTTGTGTCTTTACGTTTATTGAATCTTTCTATATGATTGACATACATATTTACTGCAGTGTCAACAGAAGCATCTGTAAATTGAACATAGCTATATGCAGTATTACCTTCAATACCAGTCTCCGCATACTTCTTCCAGTCCGATTCTATTCCAACCAACTCATCCATAAACCATATTGCATTGCCTTCAAACGCATTGTATTTGAAATTGGATATATCGGCGGTAGGATTGGCAGCCGCTGCTTGAAATCTTAATATGTCGTCGTACACTAAAGTAACGGCCTGATCTAAATAAGATCCGACCTGTTCTTTAAGATTAACTTTTTGTGAGTAATCACTTGTAGTTGACACTACATTGATTTGTGATTGTGTTGGTGCGGATATTGCCATAACAAAGAGGCCTATTAATAATTTAAAGGATGTTCCCCTATTTAGCAGCGCCAATTGCACTTACAACCGCCTTTTGTATTTTCAAAGCATCTTTATGTAATGCTTTCAATTGAGCTATAGCTTTAGTATCAACACCAATAAATTGATATTGTAACTTCCATGCTAGTGCATCAAGACCATCAACAGAGTTATTCAAACTTCTTTTCAAGTCTGCTGCATGGCTTCTAGTCATTGGCTTAGTTAAATCGGCGGAGGGTGCAACCCTAGCTTCATTAACATCATCTTTAAGATATTGCTTCATTAATGCACGGCCGAATTCAGCTTGAAGGATATCACCTATAGCTCCATTCTTATCGTTACCTTTTTGATCAGCGCCTGAATCATATCGTGCCGCTTGCTTACGCAGGTCACCAACAGACTTCTTCTTTAACTGTGCTAAACGTTTCTTAACGTCATCCACAGTTTTAGCTTCATTGAATATCTTAAAGTTTTCCATATTATAACTCTTTTATGATTGCTTTAATAATTGCTTTGCGGTTCTTACTAACAAAGTTCTTATTAAGCTTAGTACCACTGAAAAAATCATCAATGTCATTATCAATAGCATCGTACTTCTCTTCGTCATCACCACTGAAAAACTCTGATGAATCTCCCTTCATCCATTTAGAAAAAGACTTTTCAGCGTCTTTTGCAATAGACTTGACATTCGCAGCCTCGCGAACTTGTTGTAATTCTTCTGTTAATATTTTAAAGCTTTCCATATTAGTATCCGTATTTAGCCATAGGGCTTTCTTTTTTATCTTTCTTGTTCTTACCAGTAGGATTCATATCGACTGCACCTGAACTAACAACGTTTGGAGCTTCTTCACCCATGATTTTGCTATTAGCAGCTGCGAGAATTGATTCTACAGAACTGTCATATGCATGGTTAGCACCGATGTTAGCCATATCTGTCTTGGCTTGTTCCTTAGCAGATTTAATCTTAGCAGCTTCACGCTTCTCTTTCGCCATCTTCTGACGCTTCAACGCTTCTTTAAAGCCGACGCTTCTACGATCTACACTAACAGCTTCTTCAACGTCTTCCTTTTTCTTTTTCTTCTTATCCTTGTTACCGTTATGCACAGGAATAGACTTTAAGAATTTGCCTTCGCCGACGTTCTCTTTGTAGTTGCCCTCATCGTCAAAGCACTCAGGGTGAGACTTACGATATGCAGCTACTTCTTTTTCTTGCTTAGGTGTTAGTTCTTTGCCTTCAGTTAATGCCGTCAAGGTATCTTCATCTAATGATTCAGTACCTTCGTTCATCTCAATTGTTTGACCAACCTCGTCCCATAAGTCAACGATCTTCTCCATCAACTTATTCATCTTCTTAAACTCTGACTTAACACTGTCAGTACTAGAAGAAATAGACTTCTCTAAATTACTGCCAGGCTTCAATGATGCGTACAAAGTATTAATCGCTTTGTCAGTTGACATGTAACCCATTGACTTGGCATACTTCTCATCTAATGATTCAGTAGCTTCATCTAATTCGTATTCACCACTATCCCAATCTTTGCCTTCACTCTGTAGAAGCTTAGCAATCTTTGCAAGGGTTGCTTTGTCTGCCTTAGAAATAGAATTTAACTTCTTGTCATTGGCAATCTTATTAAGGGAAGCAGCATAGTCTTT